GTAACCGGATCCATTACAGGTATTTTCTGAGAGAATTGGAATCCCTTTACTTTTACTTTTAAGCCGGATTCCGGATGCTGGTCACCATACTTATGAAGCATTTCTAACTGGTATTCCGAATCGTTATTAACCTGCGGCTTTTTATCCGCAGCTCTGGAGGTTTCCCTCATTTGCAAAAAGCGAAATGCTAAAATTCTTCTTGCTCATCGGTTGGTCAATTCCAACCCAGTCTAGCATACATTTTTACGACGCTTAGCTTTTAGCTCTTGCGTATCATCCACGTAGCGGGCACTCTTGGAGGGATTATTTCACCCTCTATGCGTTACGGTGCTATGCGCTTTGCGCAGTAGTTACCTCGGTACTAGCAGTTAAGCCTCTACCGATTTTGTCCGCTAATTCTCTTGCAGTTCTCTTGGATGATGTCACTGCAAGACGGCGTAAATCAACATACTTATCATATTTTTCTTGGAGAAATATAGTTGCATCATTGTAAAGCCTATCAAGAATTATGATAGCCTTTGCTCCGCCATAAAGAGAACGGCTTATATCACTGTGATTAAAACCGTATAGTTTATGAGGAAACCCTGTCCATTCTTGATACCCTTCCAAGAAGTCCTTTGTCCCAAGCATCTCTATCGTTATTTTTGAACCATTTTCACCGCTATGAGACACACAGCCATCTCCATCAAAATACCCTCGGATAAAATGATGTAGTAAGCTGTCAGGTATAATGTCTCGGGGAAAACATATAGAGAATGTCTTATTGGCGAAACATCCGAGCCTGCAAAGACAGTCGTACAACTTTTGATTGGATGCGCTTATCTCGTAACTAATGTAAGACTTTCCGTTACTGCGCTTTACCTTTTTATGTATTTTCTTGTCATCTAAGCCTAAGAACGAACGAAACTTCTTAACTGCGTATAGGTTAGATTCTTTCAAACATAGGGAGACCATGTGTTTATTATCATCCATATGTCCATCTGCATATAGAAAACCGAGCCAATAGGCTTTTTCTTCGGTGTCAATTTTTTCGAATACTTTTTCTGCTACAGAATAGTCATATTTTGCAAGTTTCTTTGGGTCTATCTTTCTTGCATATAGCGGGTTACTTTTATACCCTGCTTTTCGTAAGTGGTAACTCACGGTTTTTCTGCTATGTCCTAGTTATTCTCCAATTTTATAATATGGCATGTCCTTTTCATACAGCTCTATCGCCTTGGGTAACCATTCTGGTGTCGGCATCGTATCATTTCCTTTTTTTAGTTGATACCCCGACATTACTCGTTTAAAATTGAAAAGTGACATGGTCCACGATTTTCTGTTGATTATTTTTCACCAGACCCCCGGTCAACATAAATGTATGAGGGATTGTAAATTCTATTCAGGTCTATAATCATATTTACAGCTTTATCAAAGCTGTATTCCGCTTTTGGAACTTCAATTCTTCGAGTGACCATGAACCGTCCAAAACGCGGTACATAATCAAGGATAAGGATTGACGAAGAGGCGCCGTACTTCACTTAACATAAGCGGACTATATCATTATCCGTTCTGGATATCAGGTCTTTAGTCTCTGAACCTTCTTGCGGCCTTAAGCGGCAAGCTTGGCTGCTGATTCTCGCGTAGCTCGCATTCCAGCAATTTACCTGATTGTTGCCCACACATTCCTGTGTGGCGGGACATAATTGCTACGAATATGTGTTCATCCCAGTCGACTCCCATTGTGCGAAATCTATTTGGTTTATAAACACCAATTGTCATATTCTCTGGCGGAATATACATATCGACATGCCATCCGTTTTCCTCTACCTTAGTCTGCTGAGAATAGGTGAGTGGAGAATATGCATAGCGCATAAATTTCATCGCTGCGTCAATTTTATCCTTATCGAATACACCAGTTTCCTGAGAGCCGAAGTCAGCCATAACTTCGTGGATATAACCCTGCTCAGATAACTGGGAGCGGAATTCTTCTTCCATCTCCGGACCCCAGTTGGGGTTACAGGTGGATGGGTAGTGGAATTCCTTAAAATGCATACTTGGGTCTGTACAAGCCTGCCAGAAACGCTTACGCGCACCAGTAGGAGTAGAGGAGAGGAAAACCTGGATTCCTTCACGTTCCGCTGCGATTGCCAGGATTGAGTCAAAGTCAGCGTTGCTCATATAGTCCGATTCGTCGAGATAGAGCGCATCCGCACGCTGACCACGGAATCCGACAGCGCCGCCGCCCGATGAAGCACCTGTTGTTTGGCCACGGATTGCAGACCCATTACGGAACTTAATTTCAAATGGTGTTTTCGTATTGGAAATAACCATTTCTTTCACTGCAGGTGACAGTGAGATTAATTCATTTAATCGGTTAAAAATCGCTCGTATCTGTACTTCGTATGGCGCTGCATACAAACATACGAACGAGCGATTCGTGCAAGCCTTGTGCAATGAATCTATGCACATGGTTTCCGTCTTCGGACTGGAGGTTTTACTTCCAGCCAGGACTATCCCTTTCCGGTTGTCTTGTCTTATTTACGGCTTAGTGATATTCGGAAATATCAAGCTTGCCGTGCATGGGAGGGAAAACCTGGTCTTCATAAGAATCCATCAGCTTTTCCATCTCAAGTTCCAGGTGTTCCTTAATATCCGTGAGGAATTTCTGGCCAGCATTGTTTGCGGCCTCTACGTCATTCGTGCCGTCAATGCGGATACGAGCCTTAAACTCGCTGCGCAGCTTCTTGCACAAAGAAATAGTGAATCCACCCGGATATGTTTTCTGGAAGCTGATTACCGGTTCGCCGAGCATTTCGAGCGCGCGAATTTCCTTCGGTGTGAAATCCACGGTTTCGAGCTCAATGGTAATCTTGCGCTTCTTCACGACATAGTCGTACTTCAGCTTCATATCGCAACACCCCTTTATTAAACCGTGAGAGTTGCAACAGTCTCCGTCTCAAAACGGGTACGCTGTGCCTTCAGCTCCTCAACGACAGCCTTGATAGCCTCGTGTACCTTCTGCTGGAAGAGCAGGGCCTTAGCTTCTGCTACCAGGCGAGCTGTGTTCAGGTGCTCACCAAGCTCAGACTTTGCTACATCGCCGGCGTCGGCGCTAAATCTTACAGCAAAGCCGGGAGCAAGTTCGTAACGCTTCACGTTCTGAATAAACTTCACAACATCGCCGTCCTCGCCTTCAGCGGGAACTACGCGCAGGTCCCCATCAACCTTGAAACGGCCTTCAAACACAATGGCGCCCATATTAATAACCGGGTTGCCCAGGTCATTGAAGAGAGCCTGCTCATGCTTTTCGTCCATCTCATCCGTTCCGTAACCTGCAAAGGTGACCTCTACGGTGAATACGTTATTTACTACATTGCGCTTCGTTTCAAAAATCATCCTATATTCCCCTTTTCATTATCGTCAACTGGTCATAAGACAACCGGACCCCGCATCTAGTCTCTGAACGCCCCCATTCACAAATGAGGTTCGCTGCTGATTCTCTTGAGGTTTTTAGTGATGCGCCGTCAAGCATTCCAGCAATTTGTCGGGGATGGGCAGAACTCCACCCGTTCGTCGCCCGCATCGGGCTACTTTCTTTACGGATTTATCAAGCAGCATCTCTTTCTGATACCATCTGGCAGTCCATGGCACAACCTGCTTAGTGGCGTTATCCACTGTTTTAAGGCATGCTTTGGCCCAGAGTACAGGATTCTTTAAGATAGCTGCAGCCATTTTTATTTGGGCTCTTTTGCGTTCATCCAAAGAAATTTTCCTCCATAGCACTACGAAAAGGGGAAATAGCTATTAAGGAACTCAAAGCCAATATTACCGCCCAAGGCCCCTTATTTGCCCAAAATAAAAAGATAGGGGAAATTCCCCTATCTCATGCCTGGGAAACGCAACATCTTTTCAATGCGTGCGTTTATGTCATCTATGTTATCAAGAGCATCCTGAACATTATTTTCCAGCTTGCTCATTGTTGCTGTATTGCGGGCCTTCTGTTCCCGTATCTCACGTAACCTAACTTCACGTTCAAGTCTACTTTCAATCATATTCATACAATCTATTTTGTTGAGCCGGTAGTATTCCAGGAATTTGGACACGGCTTCTTCTTCGGTTAGGTTCTTCGGTTTTACTATCTGAATATCCTCATGTGTTTGAACGGGAGGTTGTGGTGGCTCTGGTTCTGGCTTTCCCCATCGTGCATTCTGCGAGTTTTCTATAAAGCCATCTATGAGAAGCTTGTTTACCAGCTGAACCTCATCTTTACCAAGCAGAAAAACATGCGGCCGCTTATTAGCCGATGTACAGGATTTGATTATTCTGGCCGCCGTTTGGATTTCCTGCCAGTCTTTATCTGTGGCTCGAATACTGTGTGTCTTTTGCAGGTCGCGCGCTTTTTTCTTTGGCCTGCCGGCACCAGTGCGAGCCCCGCCATGTGAGTGCTGTTGCGGGTTCACAG